AGTCATACACATAGTACTTAGACTTTGTCTTGGTATGTATGCATCACTTGTATCCTTAGTCATGTAGCATGCACCTAGTCTTAGCATAGCATCTGTTTGCATTGTATCCTAGTCAGAAACATTTTCTGCTGAGATTACATTTGCAAAAACATTTTGTATAACAGTCTGCCTCCACAGAATTCATGGGGGGTGGCTTCCGCTTGGCTTCACCCCCGGGGGGTCTGTGTGTATGACCACCAACATCCTCAACTATGAAAAATTTTTACTATAGGAAATTTACATATCTTTGTGTTATGGAAAAGGTTAGGTTAGTTTTTTGGTATTTGGTTTGCATTGGTATAGGTTTGGTTGTTGGGTATTTTCTTACTGGGTGTAAGTCTACTCAAAAGTGTGATGCTTATGGTGCTGTTAGTGTTAAAGGGTATGATTATGTTCAAGTGGTTGGGCTTACAGATACAGTCCCAACTCTTGGTGAGGAGTTATTGCATCTACCACAGGGAGAATATGAGGTAAGGATGTGGTCAGAAAGAGATTCTAAAGTACTAAAAGTTAAATTATAATTCTTATATTAGTATATGAAGAAGTTTGACATGGGTAAGTATATCTTACTTATTGGTAATGATGCTACCGAGATCTTTGACTATTACAAAGTTCCAGAGATGCATGGCTTAAGTAGAGCAGATGCACAAGCAGAAGAAGTAGATAAGACCACCGGCAATGGAGTTTATATATATGGTTTTACTAACTATGATCCCGCTGATAAGAAGTTAACAGCAAAAGCTCCTCACAAACCTTTCTTGTTTTTGAACATGGGTACTTTCAAGAAGTATTCTACTACAGAGAAAGCCACAGCTATTATGCATGAAACTATGCACATGAGTATTCTACTAAATAACTGGAATATCAAGGACAAGGAAGAAGAGGTTATATCTTTTGCAGAAGATGAAGCAAACAAGATCATTGAGAAACTTAAGACTACCAAAGTAGAAACACCAAAGAAAAACTTTTTCTCTAGAAAATAATGGCATACATAGAACACAACTTCTTTCCTCTCAAAGTGTTTGTGAGGAATGAATACATGTACCAACATACCAAAGGTCATGGAGAATTTACCCCGGGGGTAATTATATCTGTTAGATGTCTACCGGGACAAGCTGCATTGTTCCAGGTATTGTTAGAGAATGGCGTACTTAGAGACAAGTTACCAAGCCATGCCCTACTGACTAAGCCTGAGTTACCAGATCCAGATCTACCATTTCACTTTCTACAGATATGGAATTGTTTCTCTTATAACTTTACTTTGTTACATCTATCATATTTGTATGATGCACCAGTAGAAGTGTATATGAAAGATCACAAGTTCTACCCAGGTAGTTACTATGCAACAATAAACTGGGGTAGCGGAGATATTAACACTGACATATCTTTAGCTGAAGATCCACTAGAACATAAGAGTCATCATGTGATTTTATTAGATAACGGGCAAATAGCTCTTCAACCAAATAATAGGATCAAGTGGTCTGAACCAAGCTTTGTAACTAAACCCTTTCCTGAAAGACCGGATTATTTGGTTAACAAAGATTACTATAACTGTGAGGGATTTGATAAGTGGCACACAGAAGATTCAGAAAGAATGTTTTATGATAACGAATAATTGAGTATATTATATAGTACTTAATTATTTAATCATGGCAAAAGTAAAAGAAGCTCCAAAAAAATTAGTTAAAGTAAAAGTGTCCCGTCCAGGTGTACATGCTAAAACTAAAACCAGTAAACTTAAATCTAGCAAAAACTATAAAAAGTTATATAGAGCACAAGGTAAATAAATTTTGTTTATATTTGTCTGTGACTCTAGATGAAAAAGTACTTTGGGAAAAAGCTACTTTACTTGCAGAAGATAATCTGCAAGCTAGAGAATTATTTGAAAAACTAAAAACCAATAAAATGCAACTAAAAGGAAAAAGGGTTTTATTAAATAAACCAGAAGTAAAAGAATCTCCATTTGAATTAAGTGAAGCAGACAAGCTAGCTATTGAAATGGACATGCGCAAGACATGGACTAAATTAGAAGTTTATGCCATAGGGGATGAAGTAAATTCAGTAAAGGTGGGGGATAAAGTATACATGGGAATCACTGGGCTACAAGCATCTGAAGCAGTAGAGCTTGAAGATGGTATGAAGCTAATGGTGGCTGAAAGAGACATTGCAATAGTATGGTAAACTTTACACAAGAATCAGAAGAGATGTATCAAAGTCAGATGAATACTCCCTTTGATAAAATCTTACGAGCAAAAGAGATTCCTGTAGAAAATAGAATTGTAAATCTAGAAAGACCAAAGTATTATGGTGGTGCAGGAAATACTTATGAAGTATTTAATGTACTAGAAGCTTGGGGATTAGATCAAGACTTTTATCTAGGGAATGTTATGAAGTATTTAGCAAGAGCTGGTAAAAAAAATTCTAACAAAAAAGAAGATTTACAAAAAGCTTTAGTATATTTACAAAGAAGAATAGAAAAACTATGAGTGAAGAAATGATCATTAAAGAAACTAAGATCTATTCATTTGGTGATATCTTAGTTGGTTTAGATTCAGAAGAAATTAATGAACCTGAACAAATTATTGAGTTTAGAAAAATATTTTCTAAATTAGCAGAAGACTTAAAAGATAATTATAATCTTAATAGATCACCCGTAAAAAGCTTGTTATTTGATCAAGCTATAGGAGATTTAACAAGAGCTCTGCTAATGTCAGAGAAACTATTAAAAATGAAATAATGAGAATTATTGCTTTTATATCAGGTCTTGTTATTATTTTAATTTTGTTTTTTTTAGCAAAAGCATTTAATAAACCTATTTATAATAAGATGCACAATGTATGGCATGATGATCCTTATGGAAGAACAATTGCTGATGGGTGCATTATAATAGCATTGCTGATTGCATTTTTATTAGGCCTACTACTATAGCCTGTATCTCTTCTCTCCAAGGTTAATACAAACACAGGCTGATCCCCGGTTGCACAACTGGGGATTTTTTTGTATATTAGTGTATGGCAGAAATTATAAATCAAGGTCAAGTAAGTTTACTAGGAACAACAATCTATACAGGTAGTGTTGGACCATTATCAACTAAAATTAGTTTACTAAGATTTTATAATCCACTAGCATTTGTTTTAACACTTACTAGATATGATGCTACTACGGTTAGTACAGAAACACTTTATGAGTTTAATCTAGCAGCAGGAGATACAATAACTGATAATACAATATATGCACTAAAACCAGGTGATCAACTGATTGTATATAGTAGTATTCCTGGAACTTCTTATTATGTTTACGGTATAGATTATGTTTAACATATGCAAGTAATAGATAAAAACGGAAATATATTTGGTGGTGGTGTAGAAATTACTGGCCCAGATGGTAAGCCAAAAACTACAGGTGGAGGAGGTTCTCCTACAGGACCTGCAGGTGGGGATCTTTCTGGTACTTATCCTAACCCAGGAGTAATATGGAATAATGGTATACCCACTTATGATTTACAGTATTACTCTATTACCAATCCTTCAGGATATATTGATTCTTCAGCACTAGGACCATATCTTACAGCAGCAACAGCAGCTAGTACTTACCAACCAACATTAATTAGCAGTACTAACATTAAGACCATCAACGGAGCATCAGTGCTTGGTAGTGGTGATTTAACTGTTACAGGTAGTGGTGCCTCATGGGGTAGCATCACCGGAACACTGAGCTCACAGACTGACCTGCAGACTGCACTGAATGGGAAGCAGGATACCTTGATTAGTGGTACTAATATCAAGACACTTAACGGTGGTACATTGTTAGGTAGTGGCAATATAAGCATACCATCCAACTATCCTCAAATACTTAGTGTAGCTCATGTACTTAACCATACAGGGTCAACAGCTAACACCATAGTACACAGCCATACTGTATCTAACTTCAACGTTAATACAATGTATCAGTTCAATGGGATATTAAACAAGACAGCAGGAACTGCACAATTTACACTTAGGTTATATCTAAACAGCAGTGCCTCATTGACAGGAGCCATATTGTTAGCAACAAGTGCAGCCATGACTGCTACCAATTCAGTTGCGGAATTTATCTGCTCAATTTCCAATGTGAGCTCCACACAGATAGCAGTGTGGAACCCAAGTGCTGCCGCATTTCAAAGATATTCTGTTGCTGTTGGTTCAGTAATAACTCGGCCAACCAGTTACAATACATTTATATGGGTGCTACAATTAGCCACAGCAACAGATTCAGGTTCACTTTACTCATCAAGATTATTATTCTATGCATAGCGTAACAGTCAACGATATTACTTACACCTTCACTGAATGGGAGGAGGTTGATGAGATATACATTCATATATTCACAACTGAGGGTACCACCGTATGTATCCCAAAAGATTTAGTAAATAGTTTGTTATCTAAATAATTTTTATTATATTATAGATATAATATATATAATTATTTAGAAATGGATATCTTAAATTTTATTAGTTGGATTAGAGGACGTAGAGTGGTTAACTCTGTTGATCCTAATAAAACATTACTACCTGTAGCTCTTCAAGATGATAGAAGAGATGATGAATATTTAACAGGTGCAATTTCTGTACAAAATTTTACAACACAAGTTGCAGCAAATATACCAGCTGGTGCACAAGGACCAATTGGACCTCAAGGTGTACCAGGACCGGTAGGACCAGCAGGGCTTAACTGGCAAGGATCATGGTCAGCAGCTGGAGTTTATGTATTAAATGATGCCGTAGGTTTTGGTGGAGCATCATATTTTTGTATTAATCCTGTTGGACCTTCTCCTACAAACCCTGCTACAGATCCTTTAAATTGGGCTTTATTAGCTTCTCAAGGAGCCACTGGTCCCCAAGGTCCTCAAGGAATCCAAGGTCCTGTTGGACCTGCAGGAAGTTCAAATCCTAATTTTAGCGCAGTACCATCAGGATTAGTTTCAGCATCTTCACCATTTAATACAGTTGTTTCTTTTTCAACAATACCCGCTAATACTTTTAATAATTCTATTAGACCAATTTTTGCAATTAAAACTGCTTTACAAAAAATAGCATCTGCAAACACTATGGTTGTAAGAGTGTACATTTCAAATAATGTTCCTTTTCAAGGGATTGATTATTTTACTGCAGGAGCAACATTAATTGCTGAAGTTGATACAGCAACTAATGGCTCAGGTCAAAAAATTGTAAAAATTGAAAAAGATGTTTTCTTCTCAGGATCATTTGCACAATTTTTACCATTGGGTCTTCCAAGTGATGGCTTTTCAGACTCTGGAATTGGAGCAAATGCAGCTACATATAATTCAAGTATATTTGATAATGGTATGTCAGTTGGAACAATTGATTGGACTCAAAACATATATGTTGTAGTTACAGTTCAATCAAGTGCAACAGATCAAATTGGAGCTAGATATTTATCAGTTGTAAGAATTTAATAATAATATATAAAAACAAAAAGTCATGGACATTTTAAATTTTATTTCCTGGATTAAAGCAGGAAATTATAGGGAAACTCTTCCTACAGATGTTACTAATCTACTACCTATTGGGGCTAAAGACCCTAATAGAGATGATGCTTGGTTACCATTAGCAGTTAATGCAACACCATTGCAATCTCTATATAATACAGGTACAGTAACTCAGTTAACTTCTATTACTACTGCTGTTACTTTAGATGCATTAAATGGTGTAATAACTACTGTATCATCTACATTAGCTGCAAACGCTAAAACATTTTTTACAGTAAATAACTCTAATGTAACTGCATCATCAATTATTCTTGTTTCAGTACAATATGATGAAGCTGCAACAGGAATTCCTGTAGTTGGTGTATCTGATGTTGCAACAGGGTCATTTAAAGTTGTATTATCAAATGGTGGAAATGCTGCATTAAACAATTTAGTAAAAGTTCACTTTATGATTATTAACTAATAGATGTTAAAAATACTTTTGTCGGGGCATTTATTTTCTCGGCAATATATTTAATAATCTATAAAAACACATAATTATGTCAGTAGGAAACTTAAAAGATTACGGAAATAAAGGAAATAATTTTCCTTGGCAATTAAAAGTACTTGAAGGACTTCAAAGTATTTATAATGCTTTAACTGGTTCTGCAACTGGTCAAGTAAGAACTGCAAATATTCTTAATACATCTGGAGCAGGATCAATTCCAGCAGGAGCATATAGTTTTTCAGTTGCTAATGTTGGTGCTGCTAGTGGAACTTTTTTAGGGCAAACTATTCCTGCAGGTGCAACAGTTAATTTTGATGCTGGAGCTATGAGTAATACTTTTTTAGGAGCAGCATACAATGCAACTGGTACAACATTTCTAATAACTTGGGTATCTTAATACAATGCCAACTTCAATTGATCAGTCTGGGTATAAAATAATTCAAGAAGAAGGTGTAAATCTACCTATAAGAAATACAATAGACTTTCAAGGAGCTGGTGTTACTGCAGCTGATGTTGCAGGAAAAACAATAGTTACTATTCCAGGATCAGGAACATATGCTCCAGTATATGGTTCTTTCTATGATACAACAACACAAACTGTTGCATCTGGTGCAGTAAAAGCAATGGAACTAAACACCACTGATATATCAGGTGGAATCACAATTGTTAATAATGCATTAGGTAGACCTACAAGAATCACTGTTAATACAACTGGAGTATATAATCTTGAATTTTCTGCTCAGTTAAGTAGAAATACTGGTGGTAATACAAAACAAATTGACATCTGGTTAAGAAAAAATGAATTAGATATTCCATGGTCTAATACTGGATTAGCTGTTCAAGCAAATGCTAATAAATTAGTTGCTGCATGGAATTTTTTTGTCTCACTTGCAGCAGGTCAATATGTTGAACTTATGTGGTCTCAAAATGACAATATAGATATATTAGCAACAGGTGTTGGAACAAGTTGGCCCGAAACACCATCAATAATAGCAACAATGCATAAAGTAAACTAATATGAAAAAATTATTTATATTTTCTTTATTAATTATATTTATAGCTTCTTGTTCTTTAGAGAAAAAACTTGCTAAATACTGTCCACTATGTACTCAAAAAGATAGTACAGTTACAGTAATACAATATAAAGATACCACAATAGAAATTCCAGGAGAAACTGTATTTATAGAAGATACTTTATTTTGTGATTCTCTTGGTAATGTTTATGCTTCTAGACTATCTGAAAAAGATGGAACAATACTTAAACTCCAAGCTAGAATAAAGGACAATAAATACAAAGTAATTGCTAAGACAGATACTATTTATAAACTTGTACCTGGTAATACAGTTTATAAAACACAAGTAGTAACTAAAACACTAAAACCTGAAAAAATAAAATATACACCTGGGATTTTAATTTTCCTTGGTTGGAGTGGTGGCATATTGTGGTTATTTATTATATTATATATTATATATCGTGTGATTAAAAATAAATTTAGAAGAATATGAGAACAAAAATATCATTATGGGTTTTAGGAATATCTTCTTTCTTTGCTCCAGTAGAACTAATGGCAATAATATTAATGTTTATCATATTTATAGATACAGTAGTTAAACTAATTTCACTTAAAAAAATAGCTAAAGAAAGTAATAGAAAATATAGAGAAGTATTTAAATCTAAAATCCTTAGACAAGGATATGTATATAAAGCTCTTGGCTATTACATTGCAGCAGGTGCAATTTTTCCTTTAGATTACTATGCGCTTACACCATTTGCTAATGGTATACTTTCATTTTTAAATTTTTCTTTTATGATTACAACACCTGCAATATTTACAAACATTCTTCTTGGTATATTTGCAATTATAGAATTAGCATCTATTAATGAAAATTGGTTTGATATTACAGGTAACAACGTTCTTAAAAAATCTTGTGAAACAGTAAGAAAACTTAAAAAGGGTTTAAAAGATTTTTCTGATTTTCATAAAGAAATTAAAAACTAATGAAACTAGATATAAATAAAATTATACAAGCAAGATTAGACTCAGATCAATTTTTTGCTGAAGAGTCTAAAAAGACACAAATCTATCTGCATCATACAGCAGGTGGAGGCAATGCAGTAGCAGTATCACAATATTGGAATAGTAATGATACAAGAATAGCAACTGCATTTGTTATTGGTGAAAATGGAAACATAGTACAATGTTTCTCATCTAAACACTGGGCTTATCATTTAGGTATAGATTCAGAAGATTTTGTTAAGAACGGAGCTAAATACCAAAACTTAAATAAACTTTCTGTAGGTATAGAAGTTTGTAACTGGGGTCCATTAAAACTCCGCAATGGTAAATACTATAACTATGTAAATGGTGTGGTTAAACCAGAGAATGTAACAACTCTTGAGACACCATTTAAAGGTACCAAATATTGGTATAAATATTCAGATGCACAGATTGAATCTTTAAGACAATTAGTAGAATATTTATGTGAGACATATGATATTCCTAAAACTTACAGATCAGAAATATGGGCTATTGATAAAGAAGCATTTAAAGGAACACCTGGTATATATACCCACAACTCAGTTAGAAAAGATAAGAGTGATATGTATCCAGATCCTAAAGTAATACAAATGTTAAAAAACCTATAATATGAAATTTAGAAACTCTTGGAAATCATCCACAAAACAATGGGATAAAATAATGATAAGAATAAGAATTTCTTCATTAGATATCTTCTCATTTGAAATGGATATATCTAGAAACTTTTATTTATTATCAATATTAAACTTCACAATTAAAAATAGATAATACTTTATCTTCTCTATATAAGGTAATCCAGGTATATAGTATGCCTGGATTTTTTTGTTTAAATCTTTTCTATTTAAACTTTTATAGTATATTTGTGTAAAGTAACTTAAATTAAACTAACATGGAAACAACAAACCAACAACCAGAAATGGAGATGACCCCTGAACAAATTGAAGAGCAAAAAGAAAAAATGCTTGAGTTTTATAGAAATTCAATGCCTTATTTAAAAGCTCAACTAGATTATGAAAAAATGCTTTTGGAAATTGATGAAACAAGATTTAAAAGATCTAGTATTCAATATCAGTTTGCAATGATGATGAATCCTCAAAATTCAGAAGAAGATTTAGAAGAAATAAATGAATCAACTGAACCAATTAAATCTGAGGGTAGAAAGCTTAAAAGAGGATAATAATGGCTTTAGTAAATCAAGTACAGAAGAGAGTAAGAATGTCTAAATGGGATGTAGTTAAATTCCAGATTCTTACACACTGCTACATTAAGAGAATTAATCTTAGTGACTCAGATCTTAATTGCTTGACTTTATTAAGTTTTAATGAACCAATAGAATTAACAGACTTTTGTTATGATGCATCATCTGAGGATGATCCTATCTTTAAGTCTCCACAAACTGTAAGAAATAGTATAAACAAATCTGAAAAAAACAGTTTAGTTGTAAAAGATGTATCTAACAAAAAGTTAATTAAACTAAATCCAGATTTAAAAATTCAGACAGAAGGAACTATTCTTTTAGATTATAAATTTTTAGGAGATGAATCCAAGAAAGCCTAAAAGGATATATGATAATGTTTCTGAAGAATTAAATGTAAGTAAGGATTTAGTAGAAGACTTAGTAGAGTTTTATTATAAAGATGTTAGAAGACTACTTACTAATTTAGAATATCCAAGAATAAACATTGATGGTTTAGGTCAATTTGTAATAAAACCAAAAACAGTATCTGGTGCAATTGATAGAATAAATAAATCTTTAGACAATCATGATACTTCTACATTTAAGGCTTACCATAATAAAAAGGGTATGGAAAGTAAACTTGAATTATTATTAAAGTTGACTACTAAATTAAAAGAAGCAGAAATTAAAAAAGAAAAATTTTTAAAAACCAAAAATAATGAAGAACGTACTTAATTTAATTTGGCAAAATAGATCTCAAATATTTGAGGGTATTAAAAACTCCATCATTAGAGATGAAACAGTAGAGGAAATATCTAGGTTAAGATATGACATCTGTGATGAATGCTCAAGTAAAGGTAAAAAGTGTGCGGTAAAAGGAACAGCACCATGTTGTAATGAATGTGGTTGCTCATTATCTTTTAAAACTAGATCATTATCATCAGATTGCCCTCTTGGTAAATGGCAGGCTATTATAACTGAAGAGCAAGAAGAACAATTAGATAAACTATGAGTATAGTATTTAATGCCAAAGATCATAGCTATAAAAGCAATGATGGCTCAGAGATTAATTGGATAAGTGTTACTACACTAGTCTCTCATTTTAAAAAACCTTTTGACGCAGAAAAAATAGCAAAGAAGGTCTGTAAGAATAAGAGATCAAAGTGGTATGGTCTTAATCCAAAAGATATTGTCTCTATTTGGAATGCTGAATCAGAAAGAGCAGTAACTCTTGGTACATACTATCATAACCAAAGAGAAGCTGACTTATGCTCTTTAGCTTCAATGGAAAGAGAAGGTGTTACAGTTCCAATATTTAAACCTAACGATTTAACAAATGGAATTAAGACAGCTCCTTCACAAAAATTAGAACCAGGCGTGTATCCAGAGCATATGGTTTATCTTAAATCAGCAGGCATCTGTGGTCAGTCAGATCTCGTAGAAGTAGTTAATGGTAGAGTAAACATTATTGATTATAAAACAAACAAAGAGATTAAGACTGAATCTTACAAAGATTGGGAGGGAGTTTCTGAAAAGTTACTTCCTCCTTTATCTAATTTAGATGACTGTAATTTTAATCATTACTCTTTACAGTTAAGTATCTATATGTATATGATACTAAAACATAATCCTAAATTGCAACCAGGAAGAATGTTTATTCATCATATACTCTTTGAAACAGAAGGAGAAGATAGATATGGATATCCACTTACAAAATATGATGATAATGAAGACCCTATTGTTAAAGATGTAGTGCAAATAGAAATACCATATTTAAAAGATGAGGTTGTAGCAATTATGCACTATTTACATGATAACAGACAAAATATTAAAAAGAAATGATTGTAAAACTATTTGACATACAGAATGGTAAAGTAATTCCGACAGAACATTGCTATACATTGAAAGCATTAAAAGATGTAATGGATAATTATCCTGATAATTACATCAAGATATATCAGTATTTATTTTACATGACATGTCCTAATCCAGATTTAAACCCATTCTTTTATACACCTGATTTAGATAAAGAATCTCTTATTCTTGAACAAATAGATGCAGACTTTTCTACTGAAGATGAAGATATCCATATAGCCCTACAGTTTTGTCAAAGAATGTATGAAACACCTACATCTAGAGCATATAAGGGTATTGCATCTATGTTAGATAGATTAGCTAGATATATGGAGACTACACCCATTACACATGGTAGGGATGGTAATATTAACTCTCTTGTAGCTGCAGCTAAAAACTTTGAACAAATTAGAGCATCTTTTAAAGGTGCATATAAAGACCTACAGGAAGAACAATCTAGTAGAGTTAGGGGAGGTATTGGAATGGCATATGATCAATAATGGAGATATTTGAAAACATACCTACTTATGATAATGGAACTTGGACAATTACAGACTTTTCCTCAAGAGAAGAGTTTGCTACATTTTTAAGAGATATTTTTAAAGAACCTGGTAAATATAATTTTGATGAAACTAGTTTATTATTTAATTCTGAATCCAGAAAATTTAGA